AAAGCACCAATCGCTCAGGCATCGAAACCAACATCAACGACTACTTCGGAATCTACACCCCATTCACCACAGGCCTGCTCGACGATTACAGCGGAGCAGCGGCGGCGTATTCCTTGCGTCGGCTTTCGTCGACCTACACAGGGCCAGCGATTCGTGTGCGCAGGGCAAGCGATAACGCAGAGCAGGACATCGAGTTCGACATCGAGGGCAATTTGAACACCGGGGCGCTGGCAACGTTCTGCTCAGGCACGGACGGCTTCGTGAAGGTGTGGTACGACCAAAGCGGAAATGGGAACGACGCTGAGCAGACGACGACGGGGAGTCAGCCGAAGATTTACGACGCGACAAATGGCGTCATTGAAGAAGGGAGCGCAGGAAACGAAAAGCCCGCAATGTATTTTGACGGGAGTGATGATAGGATGATACCATCATCAGATATAAACGCAAGCCCATCTAACTACGAAATCTTTGCGGTATCAAACAGCGTCACAGATGCAAGTAGTTTCTTTTTTGACGCGCGTTCGGGTCGGCTTGTTTTAGATGCGCAATCAACAGTATTTACAGGAAACGGCGACGCTTACGTGGATGGTGTAAACAACATTGCAAACAAATTTACAGCCGACATCCAGAGCGTGAAAACGTGGCTACTTGACAACACAAACAATAACAGCGCAGCGGTGTATGAAAACGGCTCGCTTCATGCTGGCTCATTACCTTACACTCAAAGAGCAATTGCAGGAGTTACGCGAATTGGTAATAGTTCATTTGACAATAGGGGATGGACGGGATACTTGCAAGAGTTGGTTTTCTACGCAACAACTGCAAGCGGCAACCGCACAGGCATCGAGTCCAACATCAACACCTACTACAGCATCTACCCATGAACGGCTACATCATCGTCTTACCCGTCGGCCTTCTGAGCAGCGAGGCACGCGCCAAGGCCATCACGCGGGAGCTGTACAACATCACGGTGCCCGTGGCGGTTCAGGAGGACTACCAAGCCGACGCCACAGTGTTCGGCGTGGTCAAGCATCCTGACGGCGTGCAACACGCGCTGCAAGTTGATCCCGCCTACATCATCCCGGTGCATCCACAAGCGAACCTTGAAAAGCTCGTGTCGATGTTTCCTGACCTCTCAGACACGGAGCGGGTGACGCTTCAAGGGTACATCCACACGCAGCAAGCCTTTCCGTTTGGCGCCATCGTGCCAAGCAACACGACGCTCCGAACGCACGACGAGATGGTCGCGCTCGGTTGGTTTCCTGAAACAGAAGAACCATGAAGGCACTCAAGTTTTTGACCTTGCTCGCGCTGGCACTCGTCAGCTACCCCATCGGCATCGTGTACGGCCTCGTCGTCCGCGTGTTCGAGTGGACGGCCATGCTGCTCACGGCGGACATCGCACGCATCCTCATCGGCATTTACTCGGTCGGGATTAAGATGTCTTCAGTCCTCAACGCAGTGGCGGCCGCTTGGCTCGGCGCGTGGCTCACGATGCCAGGCTACTACCTCAAGTTTGGCGAGTACTATCCGGTCTCAGCTGTCATCGGCAAAGCGCACAGCATCGGGCAACTGAGCAAGGTGGGGCAGTGGGTGCGGCATCAACTCGAAACGCTGGATCCCGGTCACTGCGAACGTGCGGCAAGGCGTCACGGCTTAATTTGGAAATAAGTAAATTGCGCTCATGAAGGTGACGATTCAAAAAGCGTGCAAGCTGCGCGGCAACAATTGGAAGAAAGGAGACCAACCAACAGTGACGCGGGATTTTGCCGCTGAACTGAAGGCCAAAGGATACCTTGACGCACCGGAGCCCAAGAAGAAAACAACTGAAAACGAAGAGTAATGGCTGTATTTAACGGCACCAACCTTGGTGTATATATCGGCGGCACAATCATCGCCGCAGCGCAGGATGTTAGTTTGTCCTTGTCCGCTGAAATGATTGACATCACCACAAAGTCATCAAATGCATTTCGTGAATTGCTTCCGGGCTTGCGGTCTGGCACTATGTCTTGCAATGGCTTGATTGACTTTGCAAGTGCTAACAAAGACACAATTGATTTGTGGGATGCTTACGAAGGCCGCAGCTTGTTGAGCTTGAAGTTTGACGACACGGGCGGAGGCGCTGAGTTCACTGCAAGTGGCTACATCACAAGCCTCGAATTGTCAGGCGGCACAGAAGACACAGCAACTTTCTCAGCGACCTTTGAGTTGACTGGAACAATTTCACAAGCGTAATGGCTACTTTTAACGGCACCCTGCTGGGCGTCTACATCACAGACGGCGACCCAGCTACGGACAAGCTGATTGCAGCGGCTCAGGATGTGAGCTTGTCATTGAGCGCGGAAACGATTGACGTGACAACAAAGCAGTCGGGCGGATTCCGTCAACTGCTCCCGGGCTTGCGCTCCGGCACCATGTCTGTCAACGGTCTGATTGACTACGCGGCAAGCGGCACGGACAAAGACACGATTGATTTGTGGACTGCGTTTGAAAGTAAGACAAGGTTGGCGCTGCGTTTTCAGAAAGACCCAGACTACGACGCTGCTGGTGATATGCAAATTTACGCATACGGCTACATCACAAGCTTAGAACAATCGGCAGGAACTGAGGATACAGCGACTTATTCTGCTACCTTTGAACTTGACCACACAATCAACGAGGCAATCGTAGCATGATAGAAATCAATAGCAAAGAATACCCACTGCGGTACACTCTCGGCGCTCTTACCAAGTTTGAGAAGCGCGCAAAGGTCAACGTCTTCGGTCTGAGCGACCCGTCGAAGCTATCGGCTGAAGCGTGCGCGTGGCTTATCTACGTGGGAATCGAGGCAGGCTGCAAAGCCGAGAATGAAGAACTCGACCTCAGCATCAACGAGGTGATGGACAGCGTCGATTTGTCGCACGTCACCATTGCCTTTGAAGAGTTGGGTGCGGGCGAAAAAAAAGCGTAGACGATAGCGAGCCGTTAGGTTGGAATGAAATGATAGAGGTGGGGATGGGTCAACTTGGCCTGTCCCCATCTGCGTTTTACGAGATGACCCTCGACGAGTTGACGCTGGCCATCAAAGGCTGGAACAAGCGCGAGGAGATTCGCGAGCGGTTTGAGTGGGAGCGCACCCGGTGGCTTGGGATGATTAGCCTGCAACCGCATCTCCGCAAGGGTCGTAAATTGAAGCCGAAAGATTTGGCGGTCTTCCCATGGGAGAAGTCAGTGAAACCCAACCAACAGGAACGACTCAGCAGGGAGGAGTTGTTTGATGAAATACAAATGCGAGACGGATGGCAAAACTAAAAGACCTCGTTGTTGCGATAGGCGCCAACACCACCGACTTCGACAAGAAGCTCGGGAAGTCGATGCACAAAATCAAGGCGTTCGGCAAGAACACCAAGCGCCTGGGCAAAGACCTGTCGATGAGCCTGACCGCGCCGATTGCCGCGCTTGGGTTTACGGCTGTCAAAGCATTCCAACAGCAGGCCAAGGCCATCGCTCAGGTCGAGGCTGGCCTCAAATCCACAGGCGCATCTGTTGGCTTTACCTCGCAGCAGCTTCAGCAGATGGCGAGCGACCTGCAAAGCAAAACGCTGTTCGGTGACGAGCAAATCCTGCAGGACGCAACGTCGCAGCTGCTCACGTTCACCAACATCACAGGCGAGCAGTTTGCGCGCACTCAAGCGGCAGCCCTTAACCTTGCCACGCGATTGGACGGTGACCTCAAGGGCGCGTCGATTCAGTTGGGCAAGGCATTGAACGACCCTGTTGCCAACCTGTCGGCACTCTCGCGTTCCGGCATCCAGTTCAGCGACGAGCAGAAGGAAGTTATCAAGTCAATGGCCGAGACCGGGCGACTTGCTGAGGCGCAGACGCTCATCCTCGACGAACTGAACAAGCAGTACGGCGGTTCGGCAGAAGCCGCGGCAAAGGCAGACGGTGGTTTCACGCAACTTGCCAATTCGTTCGGCGACCTTCAGGAGGAATTCGGAAAGATTCTCGTCGACGTCCTGCAGCCCGTGGTTGAGTTCATGAAAAACCTTGTGAAATCATTGCAGCAAGCCAGTCCGCAGTTTAAGAAAATGGCCGTAACCATTTCCCTTGTCGCCGCAGCCATTGGTCCGTTGCTCATGATTTTGCCAATGCTTGTGCAGGGGCTGATGCTCATCGTGTCACCCGCTGGCCTCATCATTGCCGCGCTCATCGCCATCGTCACAGCGGTGTACAAGTTCAGCAGCGAGGTCAGCAAGCCAATCGCAGCAGTCGCCAACTACTTCATTAAGCTCTACAACGAAATCACCTTTGTCCGCGCAATCATTGGCGCGCTCAAGGGCATCGTTCAGACTGTCTTCGATTTCTTTGGCTTTGCCATTGACAGCGTAATCGGCGCATTCAAGGACTTGGGGGCAATCATAGAGGCAATCTTCAAAGGCAACTTCTCAGAAGTGCCGGGACTGGTTGCTGATGCATTTGAGAACGCAGCCAACCGCGCCATTGAGTTTGGCAAGAAGGCAGGCGAGAACATCATCGAGGGCATCACGAACGAGTTGGAGCGCGACCCGATTGAGCTTGTGACGCCTGAGTCGGTGCAAAACGCAATCGACACGATGGGCGGCCTGAAGACTTACATCGACGACCTGATGAGCGGCGGAGTTGGTGGCGCAGTGACCGCTGCACCAACAGGGCCAGCCAATATGCAAGGCATGACTGCGCGAACAGGCGCGGACGCAATGGCAGGCATGAGCGGCAACGAAGCGATGGGCGGATTGATTGGGATTGAGGTCTACGCGCAACGTGTCAAGGACGCAACCA